TCATGCCATCTCCCGCCGCGGCATCCCGGCCATCTCGACTTGCTGCCGGACCTCGGCATGGTGCGCGGCAATCTCGTCACTGATGCCCTCGTACTCGCGCAACAGTTCGATCCAGTGCAATTATGATTTGTTGTTCTTGGTCAATCGGGGGGAGTAGATTCATTGAATCACCCTATGCGTTAATGAAGTATGTACGACCGTTTTGGCCGTTGACACCGCTTGCGCCAGTTCCAGAACCCGAGGCGCCAAGACCACCAGCAACGTCAATGGTCAGACCAGAAGTTGTCATGTCGTTTTCCGTGATTGTTGCAATGACGCCACCACCGCCACCACCACCGCCACCACGGTTTCCAGCTAAGGGTTGAAATCCGTTTCCACCATGCGCGCGGAGCGCACCAGTTCCCGTGATTGAGCGCGTAATCAAAACCATGATTCCACCACCGCTTCCACCTGCACCGCCTGCGGTACCGTCCCCACCACCGCCACCACCACCTGCACCACCAGTACAGATAGCAGCAGAAACAATACTTCTATTACCGCCAGCCACACCAGTTTGTGCTCCACCAGCGATACCAGCAACACCTGCTTGAAAACGTGTAATACCTAAGCTTGACCAAACACAGTTGGCTGCTGAGGCAATTGACCCAGCAGAACCAGCTGAACCACCGCCTGAACCAGTTCCTGTACTTCCTGCACCACCGCCATTAGCGTAGAGTAAAGTAATTGCTGTGTTGTTTGCGGTACCATACGCTTGTACACGGGACTGAGCGCCAGCAACTGTTGAATCACCACCTTTACCTACTGCACAAAATAACGTATCTGGTATTTGATCTGCTAGAAAAAAACCTGTGGATATACCACCGGAACCACCACCTGCACCACCACCTCTTGCAGAACCAGATGCTGCCGAAAATCCTGCACCACCACCGCCACCACCACCTATACAGAGAATGTAAACCATGGAACAGTTACGAGGTTTGGTCCATGTTTGAAATGTACCACTTCCTGAAGCACCACCTGTTCTAAAAATGGTAACGTTAGAATTCAACGTTTCTGGAAGGCCAAATACGTCTAACATACTCTTTCTACACCTTTAATTATTGAGCCCAGTTAGGAAGACTAGGATTTGCGTCAACTACATGAGATTCAGTAGTCTCAGGTAAAACTAAAACATTACCATCTAAGTCTAAATAACGTGTGACGATACCACGAATGTCAATATCCTGATAAGCTTCACAATTTAACCCACTTGTAAATTGAATTTTAATTAATCGCATTAATATTTACCCCCTACTACAGAGACATAGTAACCAGCCGATACTGACGTACCAATAGTCACGTTAATCTTGTATCCAGGTGGTAATGCAAAGTTTAATGGAAGTTCATAAACGGGTAATGAAGCGACCTCGGAGAGAGTTGTAGCAGATAATGTAATCTCATCAAATAGGATGTTGTTACCAGCTGTTGCGTTTGTTGAACCATTGTTAATAAACACACGTGCTACAGTTGCAACGTTCGTACCAGCAGCACGAAAACGAATTTTCTGAACAAACCCACCATTAGTAGCATCTGCGGTAAAAGCTGTTAGAACTGTACCAGTTCCATCTTTCGCTGTATTTGCGCTTGTAATGGCAGTTGTCCCCCATTGGATATCGCCTAAAAGTGTAAAAATTGGTGCTGTATTAGCTGCCATTGTAATCTCCTATTATGAATAAAATTGACCAGTTGAAAGTGCCATACCTAAACCAATGGTAATACCAGATCCACCACCAGAGCCCGTAATAGTAATTGTATCAGTTCCTGCGTTAGTTGTCAAGGTAATATTAGAACCCGCGACGAGTGTTAATGTGTCAGAAGCAGAATCAGCTACTACGTCTGATTGTCCAGAGACAGAGATTGTTTTAAACGAGAAATCTGCTTTTGATCCTAATTGTGTCTGGATATCTGATGTAACACCCTTAACATACGAAAGTTCAGTTAATGTTGGATATGTAGCTGTATCAGCGGCAATAAGGTTTTTAGATCCATCGAAAGTAGCAATTCTAGAAGCTGTCTGACCAGAAAGGTTTAAACCGCCTAATGTAGCTACGTCTGTAGTCTTATTGTAGGTAAAACCAGCATCGCCACCAAAGGACGTACCACCATCGTTAAATTGTACATACGTATCCGATCCAGCTGCAGAACCACTACCACCTGCTGCAGAAATAGTAATAGTATCAGTACTAGCGTTAGTAGTAATTGTAACGTTTGTGCCTGCTACAAGTGTTAATGTGTCTGTGTTGCTATCGGCAACTACATCAGACTGTCCAGAAACAGCAATTGTTGAGAAAGTGCTTTGATCACCTGTGTTTGTACCACTTACCGTAGCATTACCTGGAATAGTTAATATTCTATTAGCATCGTTAAGAACAAAGTTTAATGAGCGATTACCTGTTAAGGTTTCACCTGAAGCCCATGTTAGGTATTGACTACCACCAGCGTCTTTTGTTGAAATACCAGAGTTGTTAGTTGTAATACTGTTTACAACAGGATTTGAACTTAAAGTAACTGTTGGGTTGCCAGAGACACCATCACCATTGGTTACAGTGATATTGGAATCACCAGATGTTAATGTACGTCCTGTAAACGTATCTGCTGCAGTTTGGGTTAATAAACCATTCGTATTATATGCAGCTAAAGCGGTAAGAGTTGCATCACCAGCTTGCTTAGCATTCCAAGTAGAAGCAGAGGAGATATACGAATCAGCTATAGCAGTTCCTTGCCAAGTACCTGTTGCAATTGTTCCTAATGTTGTTATTGATGTCTGACCTGCGTAAGTTGAAGAAATAGTCAGTGTTGGGTTGCCAGAGACACCATCACCATTGGTTACATCTACTTTGTTTGTTGTACCAGTAATCGTACGTCCAGCAAAAGTATCAGCTGCTGTCTGTGTCAAGATACCATTGGTATTATAGGCTGCTAAAGCAGTTAATGTCGCGTCGGAAGCCTGTTTACCAGAAATCTGTGTTTGTAAAGAAGAGGAAGCTCCTTTAACGTAAGAAAGTTCAGTTAAAGTAGGATACGTTGCTGTATCCAAAGACTTAACGTTCTTAGAAGCATCAAATGAAGCAATTGTTGAAGCTGTTTCGCCTGAAAGTAAAAGACCACCAATTGTAGCAACATCCGTTGTTTTATTATAAGTAAAACCAGAATCCCCACCAAAAGATGAAGAATCATTGAATTGTACTTGTGTGTTAGAACCACCTGGTGATCCACCACCCCCACCACCTGATGCAGAAATAGTAATTGTATCAGTTGAAGCATCAGTGGTAATTGTAACGTTTGTTCCTGCGGCTAATGTCAGAGTATCTGTAGCAGAATCAGCTACTACATCTGATTGTCCAGAGACAGAGATTGTTTTAAATACTAATTGATCTCCTGTATTTGTACCAGAAGATGTACCAGAAAATGTACCTGATTGTGTCGCTAACGATCCAAGACCTAATGTTGTACGTTGAGCAGCAGCATCGACGTCGTCTAAAAGGGCTTTACCAGCTGCAGTTAAATCATATGTAGCAGCGGTGCCTGAACCAGTAAATTGAATACCTTTATCAGCAGCAGAAGTCAAGCCAGCAATAGCTGCTAATTCCGCATCGTATGCTTGAACGTCTGTTCCAATTACTAAGCCAAGTGTTGTTCTTTGCGCTGCTGCGTTGGCATCATCAAGTAATGCTTTACCAGCAGTAGTAATATCACCGCCTAATTTAGAAGTGGAAACAGTACCTGTATCAATGGTCATAACTGTACCAGAACCAGAAACAACTACATCCCCATAATCAGCATCAGTTAATCCAGAAGCTGTTGAAGCAATCGTAATTGTATCCGTAGTCGGATTAGTTGTGATCACAATGTTAGAACCTGCCTCTAACGTCATGATATCATTTGGCTGATCGGCTATAACATCGGATTGGCCCGAGACAGAGATCGTTCTAAATGTATTCTGGTCACCAGTGTTCGTACCAGTATTGCTTCCAGTTATTGCATCTAATTGCGCCTGAACATCACCAACAACGTTCTCTAAATACCCAAACTTAGTATTATTAACTGTACCAGAACCAATTTTAGTAGCATCTAAACCATAATCAACAGTCCATACAGACCCTGAACCAGAAACAGAAATATCACCCTTATCACCATCTGTTACAGCGGAATCACCAGCTAATTCTAAAGCTAATTGACCTTTAGTAATTTTCTTTAAAACACCGTCTTGTGAGACAATTGTTAAATCATCTGATGCGAGTGACTCGGCTAACGGAAGATCTACTATTTGTACCATTACTCTACCTCTATTGGGAAACCCCAAGCATCTGTTAAATTATTACCATCTTCATCTGTTAAATAAAGATCAAGAACCCATGATTGATCTGGACGAGTATCGGCTAACGGAAATGGATCACCATATGGACGAGAATACTTGTGTAAATTCGCTTGGGGGTGATCAACAGCATTGTAACGTCCATCCGACTCTGATCTATGAATTAAATACCCAGTACCAGGTTCTTTTACTGCGTCTTTTAATTTAAAACGCATTCCAGAACGGTCGGAAATAAACCAAGCATTTGCTCCGCGCTTACCTACCACTGATACCACCAGGGAGAACAATGAAATCCGTTCTCTCTCTATCTTCTTCCACTACATCTGTGTAGGCTTCTTTATACTCAGCCTTTAAACGGTCTTTAACATTATCAGGAACTCCAATACGATTTAAAGAAAGTTCATAAGCTAACCATTTTACAAGTAAAGGTAAATAACGTGTGGAAAGATCAACACGCTGGTAGGCTGCAGTAATATCTTCAATTTTTTTAACTACCATCATATGAGCAGTATACGTATCAGCATCAGGAACAGGCCAGAATGTAATATCCACAGTCTCATCAAAACGTTCTGTCATAAAACGATTAGGACGACCGGTTTGATCTTTCTTCACAATACGATGGTACTCTTTCGTACCAATACGACCAATTGAAAGATCAGTAGCCTCAGTCGATTTTTCAATCGTTACTTCTAAAACATCTGAAATTGAACCATCTAATGTATACGTAGGTTCATCAGTTTCTAGAACTTGATCAACAAAATCAATTTTAGATAATGGAATATTCTTATTCTGTAATTGAATTAACAGAAGGTTAAGAACTTTTCTTGCTTTGGAAGCTTCAATGCCCGATACATGCTCTCCACCACTTGGTAAAAGAGCTTGATCGATCAGCTCGTTAACATCCATAGAGAAGGATGTGAGGCCAGAAGTTGTAGACGCCATTTACCCATCCTTAGTCTATTACGACGATACTGCGCCCAATTTAGCAGATACCCAAGTTGTCGAAGATGTTGCAAAGTATTCACAACGGTTTGCGTTTGTTAATGTAACACCTGTTGAACCAGCGGTACCATCAATTGTTTCAGAACCAGTTGCATAAACTTTGATAGGGTTCGCACCAGCGTTAAAAATAACAATACGCATACCAGCTGTGATACCAGTGGGAAGAATTACACCTGTACCAGAAGCAGCTGTTGTAACGTTGTTAATTTGCTTTGATAACTGAAGAGCATCAGCACGAGTTGTACCAGCTGCAGTCAATGTGTTACCAACAGAACTGATTACATACGTCGAAGCGGTTACGTTACCAGTAGCCGACAATGTTGTGAATGCGCCAGCAGCAGGTGTCGTACCACCAATTGCTGTACTTTCGATTGTAGCTGTACCACCAGAAGGTGACGAGATAACCATTGTAGGTGTGTTACCATTAGTCAATGTGATAAAGTCTTTATAAGCTGTACCATCTACATCATACGCTTGGATCTTCATTGTATGAGCAGTCGTAGTGTTCGATTTAATAGCTTTACCGTTACCTACAACAACGTCATCAGAGTGTGTCGTGACACCAGATGTAGCAAGGGTTGTGAAAGAACCAGCTGCTGCAGTTGAGCCACCAATAGCTGTGTTTTCAATAGTTGCTGTACCACCTGAAGGGGACGAGATAACCATTGTAGGTGTGTTACCATTCGTCAGAGTGATAAAGTCTTTGTAAGCTGTCCCATCCACATCATAGGCTTGGATTTTCATTGTATGGGCTGTAGTAGTGGTAGTTTTTAAAGCACCCGAATCTTTCAATGCAATGGAAGCTACTGCTGACATATTATCAGTATCGTCAACAACGATACCAGAAGTCTTGATCAATTGACCAGTTGTAGAATCAAATCGAGGAAGAGTATTATCAGTTGCAGAAGCAGGACCACCAACTAAAGAGTCAGCTGTATCTGTAAAGAGTGAGCGAATATCAGAAGCAGAGATATCACCAGATGTGTTATCTGCAGCAAGGGTGGATACTTGTGTACCTAAACCAGATTTTGTTCTTTGTGTCATTATAGTCTCCTATTTATAAATTGTCATTTGTAAACGCATCTGAAAAGGCAGATGAGAATTCTTTTTTCCGTGAAAAGATGGCAAAAGCCGAACTAAACGCAGAAGAAAATTGGTTTCTAGCAATGTTTAAATCGAAAGCAGCTGAGAATGCATTAGAAAATGCACCACCAGACCCAGGATAAACATCACTAGTATCATATGGCTGAGTTCTTAAAACCCCTCTTAGGGTTCTACGGATCGCTGAACGAGTAGGATCACGTAAGATCTCAGTCACTTATACCCAGCCCTCAAGAATACCAGTGCCAGCTGTACCAGTTTTCACAGCTCTAATATATGTCCAAGCACCATCTAAAACGTCAACTTCAGATGTTGTGTATACTTTTAACGTGGAAATATCATCAGATGTCAAAGAATCTAAAAAGGATTTATCGATACCTTTTTCATCTTTTACGATACCTTGAAGAGTTAACGTATCACCAGCAGTTAAAACGACACGAAGTGTCCGACCTACTGGATGTTTATCATACCGAACATCCAAAGGGATCCATTCACCCGTACCAGCTGCTAAAGCGTTATAAAGTACCTTATTCCGTCTAATTGAACTCATAATAACCTCGATATACTATTATACCATACTTTTGTTTGTTAACTCAAGTATTGAATGGCTTTTTGAAGTAATTCATAGTAACCAAACAAAAGGGACCCAACCTTTTACCGAAGGGTCCCTTTTTATTTACCTTCTAAGGGATTAACCCTTTAGGGATAAAGTAGTATTACGAGCCTTCCGAACCCAACCATTGGCGAGGGTTAGTCCAGCCGAAGCTATAGCGTTCACGGAATTTGAAGAGTAAGTTATCCGTGTGGAAATCTACATCTTCAGAACCCGAAAGAGCTTCACGAACGAACATTTTGGTACCGTTATCAACAGAGGTACGAATGAACCAAGCATCCGGATCTGTAAAACGACGGTTAATATGTACGCCGCCTGGGAAACGCGAACCAACAAGGTTAGGTTGCATCAAGATGCTACCAACGTTTTCCGAACCAGCTACGTTCTTTACAGCTGCGCCGGAGTACTCAGCACCAAGAATTTTCTTAGCGGTGAACTCTAATGCAGGAGGGATGTGGAGAGATTTGGTTTTAGCCGAAATCAAGATACCACGATCATTCGTAAAGAGGTTAACAGCAATGCACTGATCTTCAAGCGCTGTTTCCGACAAGTCAGTCGAAATAGCGTTATCAAAATCTGTACCAGAGCTTGTAGCATGATCAGAAGCGAAAAGCGGGGAGCCATCACCACCAACATACGAAGTGTTAAAACCACGGTTGAAAAGAGCAGCCGCTTTAACTTGTTTGGTATCAGCCATAGCACGACCCAACTCTTGGGCTTTAGCACGAGCAATGTTGCTATACAAATCATCATCAAAAGCTTCTTTGGTTACAGCAAAACCAATTGCTACGGTTTCAACTGTATAACGTGATGTGTATGTTTCAGCGATATCGTCAAACTGAACAGCAGAACCTTCAGCTTTTACGTTTGCGCCGCCCATACCGCTTAGCATCACTTCTTCTTCCCAAGCGCGGTTTGTCTTGAGAACTTCGTACAAAGGTGCGTGTTCTTCCGGTGTATCACCATAACTCATCCCAACGAACTCATGTACGCCTGGGACAAGTGACTTAGGAATCATACCTCTAACTAATGTCATATCTTATATCCTTTTCTGTATTATTCTATTCTATTAACTATCGGCCAAGATTCCAGGAAGAGTTAAAGCAACTTCCATTACTTGGTTGTCACGATCCGGAACGCTTACAACTTTTACCATTGAACTTGCAATAGCTACTTGTTTAGTACCAGCAGCAGTATGTGAAGTAACAGCAAAAAGGTCAGTAATCGGGTTGCCAACGGTCTCTACAGTTGTAATGTAGTAACCATCAGTCGCCTGGATTTGTAAGAAACCTGTACCAGAAGCTAACGAAGCCGAGATACCTGTAACTGCGTTAAGAGCGGCAAGTAATTGTGCTACAGTTGTACCAGTGCTAATTGTAATCGTTGTTGCTGTGGCACCAGGTTTTGTCGTTTTGATTGTGAAAGCATCACCGTTCGAAGAACCAGATACTGAACCAACAATCGTAGTAACAGCAGAAAGATCTACGTCACCAGTAATTGTAGGAATAGTATTTACAGTCATTTGTGAACGACGTGTAGCTGCATCAGGTGCTGTCAAGTTCATAGCATACATAGCACCAGGATAGCAAGTGGCTTCAGGAATAGGACCATCTGCTTTAACAAGATACGTCATTAAAGGATCATCCATTACTAACGCTGTGATATCCGTAGCTACGGTCGAAGCAGGCCAATAGCATGTATCATGGATGATACCATCAGTCGTTGTGTAACGAACTGAATGGAGTACACCAATGTTACCAGCATCATTAGCAGCACGAATAAGCGTACCATCTGTAGTCAATTGTACCGGATCGCCTGCAGCTAACGCTGTGCCGTAGCCGGAAGCAATTTTGTATTCTGTCAATCCACCCGAATGTGGGGCACTACCCACTTTACGAGCCAAATTGAAACCAAGTCTTGGTGCAGTTCCCATTCTTTTAACTCCTTATTTTAGTTTCCAAGTTTATTCTTGGAACGTTGGTTCTCGCATCATAACCCTCGATTTAGATCCGAGGTTTCTGAAACCTTTCTTCTCAAGAACGTGAACGTCAACAGACTGCACTTCTCGATCAGTATCTTCTTGATAAGCCTTACGACGAGAGTTGCGTAAATCACAATCAATCTTCATTAAGACTAAGTCACCCATGGTAACAATACCAGCATGACTCTTAGTATTCTGTACACGCAATCCTTGAAATAATTCTTGCGGGATTTCTGATACTTCTACAAACTCGTAACCTTCACGTTCACGACGATTTAAATAACGATACTGTTCTTCACCATGTAACATCCAACGAACGGGCTTTAAGTCATAATTCTTCTTCTTAAAGTGTTCGATGAGTTCAGCTGGAAGCTTACTTTCGTTAATACGCTCATAAACTTTTTTACGAGGTTTACGACCCTCAGTAGAAGCGGTTGTATCAGTAGTATCAGTAGTACCTTTTTTAATGTTTGTCATATCTAAATTCCTTCTCTATTATTGATTTTTCATGAGGATTGGTACGTAACCATCTACACGTTTGTTCTCTTCCGAAAATGCAATGCGTCTTGCCATTTGTTCAAGACTAATACCCCAACGTTCTGCTTGTTTAACATGTTCAGGTGTTAAAGTGATTGAAGTAGTTTTACGAGCTGCTTGGGTTGTTTGCGCGGAAGGACGAGAGGAACCAGACACAACTTGTTCAGTGGTTCTAGCCTTTTGCGATGTACTGTGTTTAACGTCTTGTTCTACATCGATTGCAGGTTCTGACGAAGAATCCTTATCCTTAAATGATACACTACTTTTTGCTTGAACACCAAATACTTTTGGAAAGCGAGGTGCAAGCCGAGCATTTAATTCATCATAGAACTCTTCTGTATTTGGATCATAACCTTCGCTAATCAATTGATTATTTTCAACAATTGCTGAATTACGGAAATAACCATCAGTTTTAAAGGCTGGGTAGTCTTCAATCCAAGCCATAGCAGCTTCAGGGATTTGCGGACGTTCGGACTGACGTGTTTCAGGTTGTACTGATTCGGTTTGTTCCATACCTTTCATCTCGATAGAAAGAACTTTTAATTCCATCTTAGCATCAATCAAAGCATCTTGTAAAGCTACAACCTGGTCTGATTCACCATTTTGCATAGCAGTAGCTAATTGACGAGTTAATGAGGTAATTTGAGCTTCTAAACTGGCTTTTTGACCTGTTTTGCCCTCTTTAATACCAGTATGCATACGTTTTTCAAGTTCTAAACGAGCTTGACGTTCTGCTTCTAAAGCATCTTGAGCTGCCTGTTTATCAGCCAAAAGCTGTTTAATTCGCTTTTGAGCACGTGAATCCCGTTCCTTTTTTACTTCAGTAACTGGCTTTTCAACAGGTGTTTCTACTTTTTCAACAACTTCTGCTTTCGGTTCAGGAGCAGTCTCCTCAACTTGCGGTTCAGCCACATCTTCTAAAACTACTTCAATAACTGTTGGAGCAGTGTCCGAAGTACCAGATGGTTTGATCTGAATTTCTTTGTAATCACTTGTCATTATTTTGTTTCCTTATAGATTGTATTATATTTTTTTAAGTCTTCGTCTGGTATATTGATCCTGTAATAGCTATTATCAAATACTTGGGGATCAGGTAAACGCTCGACAATCTCATCATCAACAAGAAGAACATATGAAACACCCTTAAATTTACGACGGGCTCCCACGTTCTTTGGATATGATATGAAGTCACCTACTTCAACCCAATTCTTTTGTTCACCATTAATACGGTGTTCAGAACCTTGCCAGCAGGAAGGACCAATAGCAACGACACGACCTATGTTTGTGACATAGTTCATATAATCAATTTCAGATTCAGACATAATGATGGAAGATTTTTGCTTATCCTGGTGGATAGGATATGGTCTTACAAGAAGACACCAACCAAGCGGTTGGGGAAGATTATCTGGATCCGCAACCTCTGGGGGTGTGATCCATGAATTTTGATCTAATTTGGTATTGGATAAGTAAGAGTTAGGGGTTTGACGTAACATTAGTACCTTTCTACACATTAACGATGTGCGCTCGATTTATTAGTCCCGTGTCAATTATTTTTAAAGTATGCCTTTAATAGTTCTTCAAAGGTTACTTTAGTAGCTCTAATACCACGTAACAGTCCAATCTGTATATGGTATTCATCTTGTGGTAGTGCAGAAGATGTCATATAATGAATGCAATCTTCTTCTTGAAGTTTGAGTTTACGAAGAAACTCTTTAGCAAACATAACTTCAATATTCTCAACCATTGTAATATTATACCATACTAAAAGTATTTAGTCAAATCTACTTCTTTGGTGGTGTTTTTGGTTGAAATTTATTTTGGTGCTCAATAATATCTTTTTGAGACTTTAACTCGTATCCCTGAGTTAACCCAGAAATCATGCTATCAAGACCTTTAGAAGTTACTAAGAGATCCTTCTGTGCTGCTAATTTCTTATCCGTTTCTTTTGAACGGTTAGCTTCTTTTACAGCTGAAAGTTGAAGGTTTTTAGCTTTTAAGATAAGTTCAGCTTTATCCTTAACTTCTTGATGTGCTTGCTTACGAGCCTGAGTTTGAGAATCCATAATCTCAGCTTGAGCAAGAAGAAGGGTAGCCTGATCCTTTGGAGATTGCTTAGCTTGTTCGATTTGATTTTGCAAGTTCTGAAGGTTCATCTGAGCAACTTGAGCTGCTGCTTGCGCCATTGCTTGTTCAGAAGCTTGCTGACCTTGTTGCTGCATTACAGCCTGTGTCTGTTCCATAAAGTTCATAAGCATATGTTCTTGTACGTTTGCTTGAACAGCAATAGCTGCTTTCTGCATCATTGGGTTCTGACCAGACATTGGATCTTGTAAGAATGCTTGCTTCAAGGCAATATGTGCTTTATGATCTTGTCCAGGGAAAGCTTTGATTGGCTTACCTTGGATAACAGATTGAATATCAGACATTGGATCTTGAGGCTGAGCTTCTTCTGGTTTTGGAAGAATCTTATCAATATTCGTAAAGTCCATATTGGTATAAACATGTTTTAAGACTTCGCGCATATCGTGCAATTCAGGTGCCCGCATAGCAAATTCATACATCGTTTGGGCTTTAGTCATACGCTGAGCAGAAGATGCAGTATTAGGATCAGATACTGGGATAACATCAACACGTTCATCATAGTCTTCACGTGTAACACGCATTGTGTTATTTTCAATGTTGTACTCTAAATTATCTGAAAGTGTTTCAGAATTAATCTCAGCAATAATTTTTAATTCATTATCAAGAGCATTGTGTAAACGTTTATGAATTGCTGAAAAGAATTTATTTGATGCTTCAAGTAAAGCCATCGTCGTACCAACAGGACCATAGTTGGTTGAGTCAGCAATTACTTGTTCCGTAGAATCGGCAAATTTTTGACCTTTGACATCTAAAAATTGAAGCATCTGATAAAGAACATTCGAAGGTTCTTTAAATGGCATAACCATTAATGCTTTATTAATATCTTGAACAGAGGTTTCTAATTCTTTAAATTGACCTGGGTAGATTGGTTGTCCATCATCTACAATCCGTACGCCTTTGAGTTTAAAACCGCCTTGCAATGTAGCAAACTGCCCAGCATCGACGAGTGATCTAAGAGCGGCAGTGAGGGACAATTGAAGGTTGCCCAAAAGATGAAGAAACCCAAAACCATAAAAGTTAAATGAAGGAACAAAGGAAAAATGGGAGAAAGGACATTTCTTTTTACGCTTTGAATCGCCTTCTTTCCAGTTTCTACGCAAGCCAAGTATTTGCCCAGAACCAGCATCAACAGTGATGATATACGGGGATGCAAGTTTATAACTATGCACGCCTTTCTTCGTAACTTCATCTACCCCCTCCACAAAGATATTGATGTGCTGTTCATATAACGTATAAACTTTATCACGTTCACCAAGACCGACTTTAATACCAATAAGTTCATGTGTCTTCTTTTGAACAGCCGTTAATTTAGGCTCAGTAGGAATACCGAGTTCAGCAGGTTTTGTGTAAAGACCAGCATTACAATCAGCGTCTAATTCATAATCTGTTTTGTATAAAACATGTGTATATCGATCAGCTCTATAAAGATCTGACGATGAATTAGGAACAATGAATTGATCTGCAGGTACAAACTCTGAACAAGGACGTTCTAAATGAGCATTGTAATAAGTCTTCTTAAAACCAGAACCTACAAGTGGAACGTAAAGAAGCATACGTTCAGAATCAGTGTAGAACTCAGTCATTTCTTGAGTAATCTGGTAGTTCATATGGTTCTTAACACGATTGGCCTGTTCTTCACGCTCAATAGTCACATCGCCCATAATACGTGTCTTAACTGGACCATTAGATGGTAAAAGTTCGTTTGAAGCCTTAGATTGAAACTTAACAGCTGATTCCATAAGTAATGGGTGTTGAGCAGAACAAGCACCTTCAAAAGGAACATTACGGTCTTCAACTTTAACACCAAGAAGATCCATACCAAATTCAATGGTCTTAATCCAATCAGAACGAGAAGCCTCATCAGATGTTACGTTTGCTAAAACGATACCTGCCAAACGCATCTTTTCATCTTCATCTAGCTTATCGACTAAGTTAGCATAGAAAGATGTAGGTTCATTCGAATATTCAGAAGGATCAGCTGGTTCTGCAAAATCAACAGTAAAAGTACCGTCTGCATTAGCAGTCGTCGTTGCTTCCATATTGTCAATGGAATCCATTGTTACTGATGGAAGGGATGAAAGACTATTCGGTTTTTGGGTATTTTTAATAACTGCCATGATTCCTCTATTATACGCTATTTCTAAGTACTTGTCAAAACTTAATGTCTAGGCATTACGTTAGACCAATAGGTCCCACGTCTTTGCTGAATAATGTCTTCTTCCCATCTATTCGAGTATCCGTCGTTATCGATCTTATAGTTATCCCTCATCCAAATAACAGCTGAAGAAACACAGTCAGTTAAGTCGTCCCTCTGGTTCTTTAGACGTGGTTGAAACGCACAGACCTCATCTTTAACCATTTCCGCCCATTCTTTTCCAGATGGAATGAAGACTCGTCCAGCTTGGAAGTAAGGAGTTGTTGCTTGAAGACGAAATGCCTTATCCCCTTTAGGCTTATAAGGAAGAACTGGTAAAGAACGTTTCTGCATCTCAGGAATAAGAAGCATACCAGCAGACGTATCTTCCACTACGAAGTATTCTGGAGAATAAATTGAGTCTATCTCCTTCATTTTGATACAAAGTTCAGTTAAATCCCAATGTCCACGATCCGAACCAAGTAAGATCATACTGTCTTGAGCAATCTGAGAACCATCAAGTGTCTCTAACATATTTGAAAAGACACCCCATACGGTATAGGCAGAGTAGTTAGCAGCTTCCTTTTGGGATAAAGCGGTATCGATTGTAACTAAGATTAACCTGCATTGAGGTGGTTTTGGTTTATCCCAATACTTCCAGTCAGTTCTTTTAACAATAGATCCTTCTTCCATGATTGGATTCTGCATATAAAGAGCAGCCCACTCGATTGAGGGCATAGTTTCCTTCTTTTCCTGTAAAAGAGCTGTAGGCCAGAACTCAGGCCAGAAAGAAGTACCAACTTTAAAGCGTTGATCCGTGTCTGGAAGACCTTTTCTAAGATAATCGGAGGCTTCTTGATCTAAAAGTGCAGGAATCTTGATAACTTTCCACGGTCTGGAGGTCTTTTCATCAACTTTAAGCATAAACCCAGAGAGATCTTCAACAAACCACCGTGTATTAATGATAATTTCAGCCCCTCTAGGTAATAAACGTGTCCTTAGCCCTTTACGATACCATTGATTTATCTCTTTTCTACCAGTATCGGTAGTTTGCTCAGTGATGGCATCATCAACAAGAGTGATATGAGCACGACGACCAGCAATGTTCTGTCCTGCACCACGGGCTACGAACCGACCTTTCTTGGTTGTATCCCAACGACCAGCTGATTGAACATCCTTCTTAAGAACTGTACCAGGAAAAATAGCTTGGTACTGAGGAGTGTCAATAAGATCCTTAGTGGGACGACCAAAGTTATCCACAGCAAATTCAAAGTCAGAACCAATGACAAGGAAACACCAGTGAGGGGATCTACCTAAACACCAAGCAGGGAATAAGTTAGAGGCTAGCCTAGACTTCATAGAACCTGGAGGTAACATAATCTGTAATCTAGCAGGTGTCTTCTCATGATCTGCTACAGATTCATATACCTTCTGTAACTCTTCACATATCAAGTGGATGTGCTGTCCATCAATAAAGGCTTCAGGCAAGATACTAGGTGCCATTAACTTAGCAAAGGTATAGAAATCAGTCCTAGCTTTAGTGATCATCTTGTCTAGGAGTTCATTCTCTAGTAGTTCTATTTCTTTCTGGGTTAAGGTCATATGTACTCTTGGAATGTGGTTTATAAGCTATTAGAGAGGTTCTGAATGGGGTGTAGCACTATGTTGGCTACTACCCTACCTAAAATATTTCTCTATGTTATAAACCTTTCTAATAAATTTCTTTGTCTTAATAGGGAGAATCATGTAAAATGGGGGAAGGGGGCAGGGATATTAAACCTAGACATTGATGTTTTAACATTAAGTTATAAGTAATTACTTAGTAAATGTTTTAATAATTTCTTAATAATGTTATAGGCCAACTGGGTAAGTACTTGATATTACACAATATGTATTAAGAAGTCTTATTGACATCCTTTAACATCTCCTGTAGTTTTGCTATCCTTGCTTCAGTCTGATTAGGTTCTTCTCCTTCATCTTTAAAGGCATTAACATCATTCTTTGTCTTGTTAGTATCTTCTACTGGTTTAGCTATTTCCTTAGATCCGAATAGACCAATGAGCTTACCCATTAGTTCAACAGAGGTATTAGCTTCCTTTAGTTTCTCAGTTACCATAGCAGCATCATAGATTGCCCTTAACTTGTGGATAATCTCTACTTCATCCAACATAGCTACCTTAGCACGTTCTTGTTGTAACCAGGAGATGTACTCCTTACACCCAGGTAATTGTTCTATCTGATACCCAGTTCTACTGAGGGCATTCCTATCAGAGGCAGTAGATCCAGCCTTCTCAGCTGATACCCCTTGTTTTAAACCCCTAGCCCTAAACTCACAGTACTTCCTTTGAAGAGGGGTCATGTTGTCTACTTGGGCTTGTAATGCTTCGGGCATTTTACTCATTTTTATCTCCTTTGAAACTATATTAATTATTATACCATACACCCCATGGTAATATGTATTGAAAATGTAATACTTTCTTAAAAATACATCCCTTAATACATTATTTCATTACTAAAGTCTTGGAATAGTTAATAAAGGTTAATACATTAAAATCTTCTAGGCGACTTTCCCAAGAATATCTATAAAAATATTACATAAAATTGTAAGTAATATTATTACCCTGATTTAACCAAAAATACATTATAAATTTTTTTAGGGCCTAATATACTAACTAGAGCCCCTCCAATTTTTCCAGCGGGGGGTTTTCCATAACTCTTTACCCTAATATCTGTAAGTCTATGTTAAACAAATAAAATTTTCCCAGTTTATTTACAGGCATTATGACAAACTAATATTCTTGCTCTCTTTGTTAAGGAAATTAACCTTTAATTAACCATAACATTGTAATAAAGCACTAAGCCGTGGGATATTGTTATGGGAAATAGTCTCTGGGATTATGACAAATAGTATTGGAAAATACATTTTATGAAAAGTGTTGCATATTTATCACACTTGTTATGGGAAAGCGTGACCCTTAAACATAATATTTAACCGTATTCTGGAAACATAAATCTTATGGTAATTAGAATAAACTTGACTGCGAATCAGGGATATGCAAGGATTCGGGTATGGGGTGATTCGTGGTGATTCGCTCTCTTGATTATGGAAAGGACTAGTTATGGATAAACAAGAACAGAGAAACGCATGGTTTATGACAATGGTTAATATGTTAAATTCTGGTGAATATGAAAAACAGTATGGTTTTCCAGAAGTCGAAGGTCATGATTCTGACAATTCAGATGAGGAGGAATAATTATGAAAACCATGTTCTTAACCTATAAATTATGGAAAGCAGGTTTTGATATGAAAACTGCCTGGTCATTAGCCAGAATACGGTTTTAACATAAGGAGTCATTAATTATGAAAAGACTTATAGAACATAATCAAGGTTTTAAACTTTATTATGACAATCACTACCAAGAATATTCTGTAAAGGCACCTGAGTCTTATGGTAAAGCAGAGTATTTTACAGATTGTTGGAAGGACGCCGTTAGCACTATGGAAAATATGATCAATGAACACAATATGAAAAACAAGGTGGTATTATGAATAATCCTAAAAACCGCAATACGTCAAATCAAAAAGCCTATGTTATGGATAATCTTGAGGATTTTCATAACTGGACACTTGAAGATAATATGGAATTAGAATATGAAAAATTCCAGTATAAACAAATTATGGAAAGGGATTAGGATTATGTTAAAAGCAATTCGACTTATGTTAAATAGTAATAGGGTTCTTCTTTATGTAAAAATGGGCATAACCGCTGATTCTGTAAACTCTAAAAACCGCTGGTTTATGAAAATCATTGACATTATGGAAGGTCGATAAT